TTTCAACTTTAGTTTGTAGTGCCTCTTTAGAGAGTTGTGCTTTAATGTTACTCCTAATAAACTTATCTAGAGCATCAGAGGTAGGTATAACCCCTTTTTCAGCTAAGGCCTCAAGCTTACTCTCTAAGTCAGAGGCAGCTGCAGCCATGGCCTCAGTTTTCTTCTCAGCTTCCTCTGCAGCACCACTTATATTTAAGTAAGCCTCATAGAGTCCATAAAGGGCACCTGCCACAGCACCCACAGCAGGCACTAATGCAAGAAAGCTCATCTTATTAGACTTACTCACTGTAGTAGCTACAGAGCCAAACTCTTTAACTGAGCCTACTAACTCCTCTACATTGCCAGTGAGTGAGCTTAGGCCCTCGCCTAATTTGCTATTCTCATCATTAAACCTATCAGCCATCTTGCCTGCAGTTTCACCCACACCCTTTAAGCCTCTGCTTGCTTCCTCTGCACCTGTTAAAACTACATCTATCTCTACTTGATTAGCCATTTTGTTTAGCCTCTCTCATAGCCCTCTCATGGGCTCTGTGCTCTGCATCATTTGCATTATAGTGTAAAACCTCCACAGCCTCAATAACTGCGCAGGTAGGATGAGGATAACTCTGATTAAGAGGTAATAGGCCTGTTTTATGGCGTTGGTAGGCTTGAATAACTGAGGCAAGCTGATTAGCAGAGGCTACAGGGCATGATCTTATTTTTAAATCTGCATAATCCTCACCACAATCTGGCGCTACTCGATAACCCATAATGTAAAGCCCATCCTCATCAGATTGAGCTTGAGGTAATCCCTGTTTGAATGGGCCACCACAGTTACCACGCTTAGAGCGCAGGCCTGCACTTGCTTTACATTGCGAGCAATCCCAAGCCCTGCCCCTGCTGTGGTTTAGCCAAATAGCAGAGGCGAGTGCTATTTTCCCTCATCACCTAACAGACTTATCCTCTGTATATGGATAACAAGCTCACTGATAGTAGATGATCTTACATCATCAGGCCTAATTAATTGCACCTGATCAATAGAGGCAGGCTCTCCATCTATGTGAGTGAGTGAGGCTCTAACCATCTCAATATAGACTCTGCTAATATAAGCTTGGTAATCTGCCATGGCCTCACGCTCATCTACACTTAGAGCATGATGCCATTTAGCACGCTCGACCTTTTCAGATGGTGCCTCAACCCACAGCAAGCGCCCTAATTCAGATCTAGAAAAAGCACCTGCTCTCTGCTCTGCATCTTCTCTATCTGATGGGCTTAAAGCTTTGAGTGTAAAAACTGTGGCCTCGTTTCCTACTGTTAAATGCTCTCTGTTAGCATCAGATAGGTATAGAGCTCTCTGCTCATCAGTGCACTGCACAGCATCATCACATGTAACTACTACATCTATAGTATGATGAGCATTAGTAAGAAAACGTAAAGCCATGTCTTATACTCCTAAGCCTAATCTAAATGGTGAGCATCCTGCATTGCTCTCATAAGTCTCAGTATTCTCTCCTGAGTAATCACCTGCATAGCGTGATTGCTGATAGGTCAGAGTCTGTCTAACAATATCATTACCACTAACATCATAAATATTAGGGTCTACAGTGAGCATGCCAGCAGGCAACATGATTGCACAGCCAAGGCCATCACCTACAGGCCCAGTGCCAATAAGCACCTGTCTTACTACTCGGTTAAGGTGATCATTAGCAATAGTAGTATTTACACTGCTTAGAGTTAAGCTGAGCTCCACTGTTACGTCACTAATCTCCATGCCACTCATAGCTAAGATACTGTTGCTATGGCCCAATGGTGTGAGAGTATTAGTTACGGTTAGACTAAAGTCCTCAGCATCTAGAGCAATACGCCCTTGAGCCTCGGGTGCTGTGCCATTGGTTAAGCTTGCAGGTGAGCCCGAGCTAATAACAGCATAGGCACCTCTAAAGAATGGCGCTTGACCACCATTATAAGCAGGCTCAATAGGCCCAACTGCATTATCATGGTCATCTGTAATATATGCAGATTGATAGGTAAACTCACCCATTAAGCGCCCATTATCAAGAGTGATTGATAGGCTCTCGAGTACACAGCCAAAGGCAAACATTCTAAAGTTATTGCCATCCACTCTAAATGCTACTGATCTAGAGTATGTGCCTGTGGCTGTTCTGCTCGGTACATACCAAGTCTGCAAACCACGCACAGCAGTAAATGAGGTAGAGCTTAATGCTGGGCTCATCTTTACAATATCAGTAGCGCCACCAAAGTCATGGTCAGTAATAGCACTGTATTCTGCACGCCCACTAATAGTAGTGCTAAGCAGTGTGCCGATATCAGCCTCATTAAAGGCTGCTGATGGTGTAAATGTATTTACATCTGTTACTGACGTTACTGTATCAGCTTTAGCATTAGCAGATGGTACTTGAGTTAAAAAGCCTGCGCCTAACAAGTAACCTAGGTAATTAGCTGAATAGTCTGCAGGTGTACTGCCAATAGTAGTTAAATCCACTCTAACAACTACTTGACCTGTGCGCCTATGCACTTTGTTACCTGAGCCATTAAAGACAGTGTCAATCTCAGGAGGCACAAAGTATGGGCCATCTTTAGCATCATTGCGCTCACTGACCACAGGCTCACCACTAATGATAATAGGGTCACGCTCACAAGGGATTGAAACAAAACTTAGGCCTGTAGCTGATGGGATGCCATCACTACCTAATGAGCCAAAGTCACCAGAGCCCTCAAGGGCCACGCTTAAACTACGCACTGTAGATGCCATGCTTATGCCTCCAAGTATAAAAGATCAAAAGCCAGAGTTAACATAAATGCTAATGCATCACCCTGCGCATCTAGCACAGGCTCTAGCAAAGGGGTTAGTGGTATTATCGAGACAATACCAGTATTAATAGTGTCATAATTTGGGCCCTTGAGTGTATCAATTAAATAAGACACATCCTCATTTATCAGCCTCATAAGATAGCCTTGGTCAGATGGGATATCATACCGCACTCTAAGATTTACTCTTGAGCGCTTGCGCCCACTGATGCCTGCCTGCCCATCATCTTGAGCCAGGCCCTCAAGCTCAAGCTCAAAATACCTATTTGAGTGTGGTCTATTCTCTAAAGAAGCAGTGAGCCCATCACCACGATTAACAGCCACAAAGCCATGATGAATATCAGATTTAGGTGTAGTAAGCTCAATTTGATTCTCTATATATTCAAGAGCAGAAAAGATGCCTTTGCTCATTTAGCTACTCCTAATTTTTTTCTAACCTCGATACCCACAGCCTCACTAAGTATATCTATCTCATCATCAGTAAGGCCTAAAAACTCTCTCTTACTATTAACATGATAACCATAGCTCTGCACATGTTTAGTTAAGCCAATGGTAAAGCCTGTGGCTGTGGCCTCTTTAACTATCAAGTTATTCATCAACTGACCGCTAAGCACCAAGTCCACCTGAGCAGAGTCATTATTACCCTTGCGCCCTCTGCGCCTGCTGTCTTCTTTGTATTGCTCATAGCCACCTGCATAATAAACACTCTGGCCTGTGCGTGATGGCCTGCCACCCTTTGGCGCAAGCCTTGCACCTTGCTTAGCCACATAGATAGGCTCTTGAGAGTAATCATCAAAGGGCTGCCCATTGGCATCTATTCCCTCAGATGTTCTCAGCTTGATAGATGCTAAGGTGTTTTGTGCAAGTCTCATGCTATCCTGTGCAGTCCACAGGGTACGAGGCACCTTTATATTAATCTTAGCTGGCATATTAGTGCCTCATGCCTCGGGCAGGTGTAAAGGTAAGATCATTATCCTTTTTATTATAGCCACGCCATGAGGCTCTAAAGTCAGTAGGTGAGCCACCTGACTTGCTTAAGCTTTCCTCACCATCATCTATAATGCCATCACCATCTATATCTAAGGCCACACTCTCAAGTGCCTTATTAAGTAGCTCAGTACACCTTGCTCTAAAGGCATCAGCCATATCAAGCTGAGCAGATTGCTCATAAATCAAGGCACCGGTGCAGTAAGCATGAGCAAGCTTAAAGCTCTCAGCATTAAATACCTCATCCTCAGTTAGATTATCTGCTAATAGATGTGATCTAATATGCATAGATAGCTCATCTAATGCAGAGGTAATCTGAGGTGTAAAGTCTGCCTGTCGTCTTGGCACCATGCCTGCAAGCTGTGCAAAGATGCGCAATAATGAAGCATGATCAAGCCCAGTATCAAAGGGCCTTAGGGTTACTTTGATTGTGCCCTTTTCTGTTAGCTCTTGATTCTGAGAGCCTAAGTCTGCTGTGTAAACTACTGAGTAACTATAATAGCCATCTGCACTGCTAAGATTAGCAGAGGTGACATTATAGTAATACATGGGCACATGCAGAGTAGCTGATGTGCTTAGATCAATCTCACGAGGCAAGGGCTCAGCTAAGATAGCTGTGGTGCCCACAATACGAGAGAGAGTTACAGAGAAATACGTATCACCTGCTGTGAGTATAAAAGCTCTCTGCTGATCAGCTACCAAAGAAGATGCAGACTCACTTAAGGTAAGTGTACGCCTATCACTAGCAATAGCTGTAATAGTTACATCTGTGCGCCCTTGCGTCATGCCCTCTGATAGATTACCTGATGGGCCATTAAAAAGATTAAATGTAACTGTGCCTGTTACTGGGTGTGGGGCAGTCCATTTAAACATGTAGTCTGAGCCTCTAGCTACCTTAATCATCTTTTACCACCTTTATTAGCATCTGATATATCTGAGGCTGTGGCTCTAGTTAGTTTAGCTGCCTCAATAAATGATTCTGTCACAGGACTCCATGAGTGTCTGCAATTATACCCACCGCCCGAGGTTTTAACAGCCAAGCCCTGCCCATTATTAAGCTTACTCATTTGCTGTTCATCTACCACCTTATTTACTAAAGCCCTGCAAAAGTCTCTTGTAATTCCATCACGTGGGCCAGTGTATAAATAATGATCAAGCTCAGCCACAGCAGATGCCATAGCTGTTAGGCCTCGCCCATACTGACTAATTTTAGTTTTAATCTCTGTTAACTGCCTGCCCTGCGCTCGAGCCATCTTAACTTGTAGATTACTCATTACAGTATTAAGAGGCACATTAACCTCTAAGTCTCTCAGGCTGTCTCTTATGTTTTGTTTAATAGATGGCAGTATAACACCCTCAACTATATCAGATATATTCTGAGAGCTTAATGCATCCACCTGTGGTGCTAAACTATCTAAGCTCAAACTTGGCTCAATAGCTGTTAGCACCTTATCTACTGTTTTATTTATCTTACTCTGCTGGGTAGATAAATCTAAAACTGCCTCACCTAAGCCACCTGCTATCAGCAGATTTAAAAGCTCATCATCAGAGGCATTAATAATAGAGGCAGGGCCTGTGGCCTGCACAGCCTGCTCTATAGTGTCGAGTAGAGAAGCTAAAGATTTATTTAGAGCTTTCTCTATCTCTCTCTCTGCTGTTATCTCTGCTCTGATCTGATCACGCCTCGCTCTAATGAGAGTAGCCATAGTAGCAGATGATGCTTCCTTAGCCTGCTTAGATAAATCATCTACTGCACGCTTATCAGCATCTTCACTCAAAAGGGTAGTTTGTTGCAATCCACATGAGCAATAAAGCACAGATCAAAACCTTAAGCAAAACAGCCTGTGAGTACGTGGCCTAGAGTACCATCTACAGCATGGAAAGTGTTAACTTCCTCACCCCATACATAACGGCGAGTCTTGTCTAAGCTGTCATATTGACCTGCTACCATGTCTGAGTATTGGAGATTAAGCGCAGCAACAGGCATGCCCTTAACGTTGCCACTCTTTTGCACTACTGCATCAGAGCCACGCAAGATACCCATAAACAATTTAGCGCCATCCCAGATATAAGACTCAGAGCTAGTAGCACCTGCGATAGCAGTATCTCTACGAGCTTGACCTACATAAATGTTAGGGATGCCTAGAACATCACGAAGCACAGCAAGCACAGCCTCATCATTGAGGAGATTATTACCACTTGCTACACCTAAAGTGCTGTCACCTACATAACCACGCACCTCAGGGTTTTTAGCAAGTGCTCTAAAGCATTGACGACCTAGAATAAGAGTATCTGGGTTAATGCCATGTGATGCCTCAAATACAGTGTCTTTAAGATCAAATAGCTCACTCAAAGGCTCTGCACCTGCTGCGTTAAATGCAGATGATGCTGCTGAGTTATTAAATGTAGAGGTGTTAAACAATACATCTGCTAGACGCTTCTCACGATCAAGCTTAAGCACTCGGCTTACCTTGCGTGCAATGCGTGCTTCTTCTGAGCCTGCATATTGAGAGTCAAAGATATCTTCCATAGCAATGCTATCAGATGCGCTGTAGATCTTAGCCTTAAAGGTTTGGCTAGAACGATCAAAGCCACCAATCATAGCACGTGATGCACCTGGGGCACGCTCTAAATCAAGGCCTGTACCAGCACCCATAAAATTTCGGGTTTCTTCTACTAATAGAGTACCACTGCGCTCAGGGATTTTGATAGCTTCTAGAGCTTTGTCTGCAATAAGCTGAGCATCACTAGGGATAGCCTCAGCTACAAGGCCTGTAAGGATCTGGTCTACAGGATGTAAATTAGAATATGATGAAGCCATTTAAAAACTCCCTTATGCGTTTAGGCTAGATGGGCCAAAGAAATAAACAAAACATTGCTCATTAGCTGATACATCAATCTGATTAATGTTAGGCAGTAAACGAGCGATAGGATAAAAAGTAACATCTGCTGCCTCGCAAGGTTGAACCTTACCAGCAGTGGTAGCACTTAGGATGCATTTAGTCTCATTAAGTGCCTCACCTGCAATAACTCGAGAGATACCATGCACTAATACCTCAACAGCCTCGCCATCAGCGCAGGCACGTTGGGCAATACCGACCACTTTGTTATCAGTGGCAAGAGTAGTTACAGACACTTTGCCTGCATCTGTCATAGAAACAATAGCGTATTCAGTAATAGCGCCATCAGCAACAAAGCTCATAATGTTAGGATTGCTCATCGTTATACTCCGTAAGCTTGCTTATAATAGTCTGGGTTTTGTGTTCTAAATAGATTTAATGCCTCTGAGTAGCTGATGCTTTTCTCAGATTGCAGTTTTTTAATCTCTGCATCTAAAGTGCCTTTAGTGATTTCCTCACCACTTGCACCATGGCCCACTTGATTAAGAGGTACAGCACTGTTAGCTGGGCGCTCATTAAACATCTTCCAAAAAGATGGCTGTGTTTCTCGGAGCTTCCAAGCATCATTAGCAACATTTTGCTCATTAGGGCTAATGCGTCCCTCACGTAACAAAGTGCTAACAGCCTCACGCATTTCAACAGCTTCTTTCTCAGCCTTAAGGGCGTTAACTGTTTCACGTAGAGCAGTGATTTCTGAGAGTAGTAAAGCATTGCCCTCATTCATGGCATAGCTCTTTTTCTCATCATCTTTAGACTCTGCCATCTTCTTAGGCTCATCCTCATCTTTAGACTCTGCCATCTTCTTAGGCTCATCCTCATCTTTAGACTCAGCCATCTTCTCAGCTTCATCCTCTGGCTTTTCTTCTGTAAGCTTAGCCTCAGAGTCAGCTTTCATCTCTTTGATTTTGTCCTCAAGCTCACGCACCATCTCATCCTTAGCGACAAGCATAGAGCGCAACTCATCAGCAGACATAGACTCTAGATTATCAATCATAGATATCCTCTCTGAAAGTGTAACCCTACTAATCTTGTCATTAGATTGTGCAGGGCGTGGGGTTAGTGTGATTGCTAATAATTGTGCTGTGCCAATAGGCTCTCCACCGTCTCTAGTGAAAACCTCGCCACAGATAAACTCAGGGCTTGACCACAGCACACCACCTGCATTTTTAACTACCTCTAGGCCACGCTCATTATAAGCAGGCACAGCATAGAGTCCATCAGATCTAAGCTCTACATCTACTATCAGACCTAGGGCATTACCTGACTCAGGAGGCGCAGGTGTGCCTCCATTAAATGGGCTAGTAGCATGTTGCCAATCAATAATAACTGGGTCAGCTTCTCGCCTCGATTTAAACACTCTCACCATCTCGGAGAGCATCTCAGTATCTATTTCTTGACCAATGGCAGAGCCATTAAGTCTAGAGCTCACTTGACCTAGGGCCAAAGTCTTAAAGGGCTTACCAATGGTTAAACCCTCGGGCACTTCATAAGTGGGTGCAGGCTCTGCTAACTGCACAGCCTCACCATAAGCTCTAAGTGCAGTGGTTTTTTCATCTGCTGTTTTCATCTGTTTAACTACTTTCTTAGCCCATGAGTAACCTGCATCACCGCCCCACCCCTGCCAAGCTTGCCACCCTTTGCCTTGTATGTTCCACGTGGAACCTTTTTTATCAATCTCATGGCGAGTGAAATAGGCAAGCATACGCTTAACAGTGTCTGGGCTTAGTGTTTTGCCATTGGCTAAATCACGTGCTCTAGCAATGCCTGTGGCTGTCATGCCTCTCTGTGATGTTGGCTTAGTGGCTCTCACTTCAAGGGCACGCTTAGCAGCTTGCTGTGCGCCCTGTGGAGGTTTAAAGTCTATATGCGAGTATTTAGCAGGTGCTAAAAGCTCTGCTTTCTTCTCTACCCTTTGGGGGTGTCCCTTGGGTAATAAGTCTAAATCAGTGTTATAAGCTTCTTTTCTCTCACCTGTGCCCACTAGCTTTAAAAAGGTTTTAACCCTAGCTAAGGCCCATTGGGTGCGAGTCATGCCAGGCCGGTGAGATACAGAGAAAGCACCTGCACCACGCCTAAACACAGCTTTAAGCATGCCCATATCCACCTGCTTACTCTTAGCATTATATCTATCATTATGCTTATCAAGTAAGTTTTTAATAGCTGTCACAGCTTGCTTGCTAATCTCAATGCCACCTCTTGCACCTGATGCAGAGCCTTTAGGGTTTTTAGATGAACCCTTAATCTGATCTTTCTTAGGGGCAGGTGTTTGGGCTTGTGTTTTAGCCATTTCGCTTACTCCTAATTAACTGCTCAGTAAAAGCACTTAGGCCCTTGCTTGTAGAGGTACGCTCAATGGCTGATCTGCTTGCCTCCTCTGGCAAGTCACCTGCGCCTAGTCTCTCTCTGATAGCACGCTCGAGCTCATCATCAGGTGTTAAGATACCTGCTTGCACTAGTTGTGGAAGCATGCCCATACTCTCTGCTAGGTCATCAGTATCAAGCCCAGTGTGAGTAAGCTTAGGTAGTTTAGATGGGTCTACTGCACCATAATTCCATCTGATCAATCTGCCAATGGTGCCCCCACCTCGCCTATCAATCCCACTGATAGCAGAGGCCACAATATCACAGAGATTTATAGCAGCACGCCTAAAAACGCTTAGATGAATCTCACCTACTGACCTAGCACCTGTTTCAGTATTACCCAAGTCTGCAAACTGAGTAAGGAAGCTTGCACTAATCTCAGCATTACACTTAGTGATTATATCAAGTGGGCCTTGCGCATATAGGTTAGGCTGTTCTGCATAGCTCTCAAACTTGACTACGCTGTTCTCTACTAGATAGCTTTGCTCAGTAGCTAAAAAGGCTTGGGCTTGGCCCTCTGCCTCATCTATCATAGCATTAACATCTGCATCAGTGAGGCCTTGCATCTCTGCTTGTGATCTATCCACTACCACTTTAGGAGTAGGCACAGCCCACCTATCAAGCCCCACACACATTAGATTACTTGCTCTCTGCTTGGTACGCCACCACCACCACACAGG